CGTATTACCCCAAGAGATTGATTGGAGGACCAATGTTAAAGCAAAGGCCGCGAATATTTTTAAGGTCGTAAGAGATAAAGCAGCATATGATCCTGAGTATCAGTCAATGAGAAAGGAGTGGAGAGCATCTGAATGAAACATATACTCTTCACCTTAAAGGGTTGTCCATACGGACTATTAGATGATGAAGCACACATTCGTAATGTTCTTGCGAATGCTGCTCATTTATCTGAAAGCACTTTATTGAATGTATCCTCACATAAGTTTAACCCTCATGGTGTGACTGCCGTTGCCCTCCTTGCGGAATCTCACATCTCCATTCATACTTGGCCAGAGAATGGAATGGCAGTCTGTGATGTTTTCACTTGTGGTGATCATACAAATCCCGCGTCTGGTGCTCGATACATGTATGATGCCATGGGTGCAACCAGTCATGTAACCGAAACTTTTACTAGACCTTTGGAATGAAAATTACTTTGACAGTTGATGAAAATGGAACTCTAACCTTTCCCAAAGAACTTCTTGAAAAGACTGGATGGAAAGAAGGGGATGTGTTAGAATGGATTCCTAATGATGATGGTTCGTTTACTTTAGAGAAAAAAGAACATGCGTGATGAATTTTTGTGGGTTGAGAAATATCGACCCAAAACAATTGAAGATTGTATTTTACCAACAAGTATTAAGAAGACCTTCTGTGACTTCCTAGATAAAGGTGAAGTACCTAACTTACTTCTGGCTGGGCCTGCTGGCTGCGGCAAAACTACTGTCGCAAAAGCACTATGCAATGAACTCGGAGTAGACTACTATGTCATCAACGGATCCGATGAGGGACGCTTTTTGGATACGGTCAGAAACAATGCGAAAAATTTCGCTTCGACCGTCTCGCTTTCGTCAACTGCTAAACACAAAGTCATCATCATTGATGAAGCAGATAACACAACGAACGACGTACAACTCCTCCTACGGGCGTCTATTGAGGAGTTTAGTGGCAACTGCAGATTTATCTTCACATGCAACTATAAAAACAAAATCATCGAACCCCTCCACTCCCGTTGCGCTGTCGTTGAATTCGGAATTAAAGGAAAGGACAAACCCGCCCTCGCAGCACAATTCTTCAAGCGTGTCCAAGAAATCTTGGCTACAGAAAGTATTGAATATGATAACAAGGTCCTGGTAGAACTTGTTAACAAACACTTTCCTGACTGGCGTCGAGTATTAAATGAATGTCAGCGATACTCTGTTGGAGGAAAGATCGACGCTGGTATTCTTGCTACGTTCTCTGATGTTGCTGTAAATGATCTTATCAAAAACCTTAAGGAGAAAAATTTTCCGGAAGTTCGCAAGTGGGTCGTTTCTAATTTGGACAATGATACTACTGTACTTCTGCGTCGTATTTACGATGCTCTTTATGATGCCCTTGAAAACGCTAGTATTCCTGCTGCTGTTCTCGTTCTTGCTAAGTATCAGTACCAGTCTGCATTTGTGGCGGACCAGGAGATAAACTTGCTTGCATGTCTTACTGAGATCATGGTGGAGTGTGAGTTCAAGTGAACGAGAAAGAACTTGAAGAATTGAGATATGATGTAGCACATCATTTACTTAGTAAAATGAGTGCTGGATCTCAATTTCAATATGCCCTAGACCGTATGCTTCAACTCTGTGCTCTCTATGATGAGGAAAGACTAAAAGCACTATTACCCAAACAAAACAAAAAATCCAAAGGTGGAGGATTCTAATGATTGAACTTTTGACACAAACCGAATTTACCTGGGCTGCTAATCACACGATTGCAGAATTCCTTGCGGGATATGTATTTGGAGCAGCACTGATTGTAGGAGCACCTGGTGTGTTCTTCTTCATTGCCTTTATGCCAGCACTACAGAACACAAAGGGACGCATGGTTGGATACAAGGATCACAAGGACTATGGTGATTCATCTACCTATGAAAATGGTAAGATGGTGGATCAGAAACCATACACACATTGGATTGCAGCAGCAGAGCAATGAGTGAAAAGATTGTATGGACACAAAAACCTCTGATTTCTGACAGAGATTGTATTCTTCTTTGCTTGAAGAATGCTCCCTGTGGAACTAGCAAAAAACAAGTTGAACGATTAATTAAGGAGTTTGAAACTAAATGAAAACTAAATCCAAAGAACAAGTAAGAGCACAGGTAAAATCAAAGTTTTACTATATCTTCTGGGGAACTGCCACGGTCTCTGTAGTTCTGGGACAACTTTATGTTGGCACAGGATATCGAACTTTAGCAGAGGGTATGTTCCAACTTATGGATCAAGTTGATGGTGTGCTTCTACATAAAACACCCTCAGACGAACCTAGATTTTACTGATGGGACTACATAAAATCGATAAAACTAATTTAATTGAACCAAGGGTGAAGACCACACCTCAAAATGTTCAAGAGGCAAACGAAGCATTATTTCGTGCTAAGATGACTTTACCCGCTGCTGCCAAGCATTGTGGTATGACCCATAAGGAAATGAAACTGACCTTCTGGGAATTTTTAAAGTATAACGAACCTGATTATTGTGATACTGACTGAAAGTGATGCAGTTTATGCTGCTAATAAATTTATTGATTATTATACAAAATTCAATCGTATTGATGACTACCTTCGATTCGTGAAGAAAGATCGTATTGAAGATAGGCCTGGATCATTGTTTGGTGCAGACTCTGAATTCTTTGATACATTTCAAATGTGTCCAAATGATATGAATTTTAAAGTTCATGTTGTTGATACTAATCCTAAAACAACCTCTAGGTATAACCAGTGGTTGTATTCAGAGACACTCAATCTCACAGCATCAAATGCTATTGAGGAGGCAATTCCTGGTAGGACACATAAGTGGATTGTGGAGGAAACAAATACTAACAAAGTCGTTGGTGTTGTTAGGTTTGGATCTCCTACTATCAATAGTAAACCCAGAAACAATTACTTTGATAAAGTTCTTCCTCTGTCTGACATCAATGCTCATTTTGTCATGGGGTTTAATATTGTCCCCACTCAACCTTTTGGGTTTAATTACTTGGGAGGAAAACTTCTTGCTCTCTTAGCATGTTCTAAGGAACTCAAGCAACAGTTTGATGAGAAGTATGGAACAGATCTTAAATACTTTGAGACTACATCTCTCTATGGAACTACCAAGGGTGTGTCCATGTATGATGGCCTTAAACCCTTTCTAAGGCACATAGGGGACACTGAGAGCAACTTCCTCCCACTCTTTCATGATGATGAGTTCCGTGATTTCTTCTGGTGGTTCAATGAGCGCAATGGTGGGGAGCGTTTGATTTCTGCAGACAAATCATCTAAGAAACTCAAGATTCAGACCAAGATGATTTCTATCATCCGCAATTCTCTTAAGGATGAAGAGAAACTAAAAGAGTTCAATGATTGTATTGAACATGCTAAGTCCTTGACTGAGAAGAAGAGATATTACTTTGGCAAGTTTGAACACACCAGTGATGAAGCAATTACTTGGTGGAAGAAGAAAGCAACTAAGAGGTATGAAAAACTAAAGTCTCAAGATCGACTGAGAACTGAACTTGAGATCTGGGAACCTGGTGTTGATTTGGAGATTATTAGATAATGGAATTAAAAGACTGGTTAAATTCAATTAACTTCAACAAGGAGGATCTAAGTGAGAACATTAGCTCTTACCCTCCATATATCATTAATCGTTGTTTGTCTGGGCACCTTGATTGTGTCATGTTTGCTAATGAGATGAACAAAAATTCTCACTTGGATAAAGATATGCAATATTCTTTTTATCTAAATAGCCTGAGGAAAAAGAAGAGATTTTCTCCCTGGCTCCGTAAGGATAAAGTCACGGATCTCGAATGTGTCAAAGAATACTATGGTTATAGTAATGAGAAGGCATCACAAGCTCTGAAAATTCTGACTAAAGAACAGATTAACTTTATTAAACAACGACTTGATATTGGAGGCACAAAATGACTTCTACAGTTGAACCTACTGTTGAATGGTCACAAGACCAAATGGTAGAGGTTATGCTTAATGAACCAGATGATTTTCTCAAAGTCCGTGAAACACTGACGCGCATTGGAGTTGCATCACGGAAGGAAAAGAAACTCTATCAATCCTGCCACATTCTTCATAAGCAGGGAAGATACTTTATTGTACATTTTAAGGAACTGTTTGCTCTAGATGGTAAACATGCCAATCTTACATTGAATGATGTACAACGTCGCAATCGAATTACTCGTCTCTTAGCAGATTGGGGATTGATTTCTGTTGTGAAACCAGATGCCGTCTCTGATATTGCCCCTCTTAATCAAATCAAAGTCCTGGCATATAAGGACAAGGGAGATTGGATTCTTGAGCAGAAGTACAACATTGGTAAGAAGACCAAACCTCAGGAAACCGAATAAATAATTCTGCGATCTTTCGTGCGGTCGCTTCAAAAGTCGGAAACCCTTACAAGGAGATACGGTTGTTACTGTATCTCCTTTTTTAATGTTATGCTATAAATATATGTGGTTGCCTTCGGGGACCACACAATCTAATCTCGCTTTAATAAGGAGAAGTAAAAATGACTAATCTCGCACGGTTTACTGCGTCAGATCTTCCTGAGCTTTTGGATAAGATCTCAAAGAATAGTATTGGTATGAATGAATACCTAAATAGGGTATTCGACTTACACGAAACAACGTCGAATTATCCCCCATATAATCTAGTCACGGTTAGTAACGTAGAATCAAGACTAGAATTAGCACTAGCAGGATTTAGAAAAGCAGAAGTTAATGTCTACACACAAGATGGAAAACTCTTTGTCGAAGGACAAAAAGAAGACAAAGAAAGCAACACAACATATGTCCACCGAGGAGTGGCTCAAAGATCTTTCACCAGATCTTGGACCCTCAGTGATGAAACGGAAGTTAGATCAGTTGAATTTGAGGATGGGTTGCTGAGTATTGTTCTGGGAAGAATTGTTCCAGAATACCATCAAAGGAAAGACTGGTTCTAAATAGTTGCGGCTACCTTGTTAAATATCGTCGCCGCAGAGGGGCAACTGGCAAAATCCAGTTGACGCCCCTCTTTTTTCTTGGTAGAATACTCTTGAAGTTAAAATGTCTCATGGCACCCAAGAAGAAAGAGTACGTCGATGTTGTCCTACCTGTCTCAGGTGATGGTGTTGACTATGAAGTAATCAGTCGTAAAATCACTGAGAACGCACATCGTCAATGGGATGACATCAAATCAGATCCTTATGATGAGATTGTAGAGGTCCGTAAGAAGACTTGTTACGGTAATCCTGAAGAGGTTTTTGAAACTTTTGAAACAGTACGTTATCGTAAGTACAAACCTGTCCCTGAACTTCCTACAGAGGTCAAAGTTGAAAAACAAAAAGTTAAAAAAGAAGTAGAAGTAGAATCATGACTATTAAATTAATGCTGCTGAAGTCTGGTGAAGACATCATTGCTGATGTTAGTGAGATGACTGTTGGTGAGGAAGATGATAAGAGAGTTGTTGGATACTTTCTAAATAAACCTTGCGTAGTCAAGATGCGCCAACCAGAACTTCTTACTGAACAGAGTGAAGGACCAAGAAAGAAAGCAGGATACGAAGTATCTCTATTCCCATGGATGCCTCTTGCCGTAGAAGAAACCATTCCTGTTGTTGCTGACTGGATTATTACAATGGTTGATCCTGTGATCAAACTCAAGCAAATGTACATTACTGACATCGTAAATTACAAGAAAGATGGAACAACAAGAGAAGATAATCAAACTGATAGTCCTGACAAACCAGTCAAAGTTGATCTCGCAGGTTGATCAAGTAGGAGCCGACATTGGCGAACCAGATTGTAAACTGACCAAACCATATGAGGTAATCTTACAAGAAGATGGTAAACTATTTCTAATCCGTTGGTTGGAAGGTTTCACTCCCGAAGATACTTTTATGCTGAGTTCTGATAAAATTCTAACTCTTACCGAACCCACGCAACAAATTCTTGATAGTTACAAAGGTCAAATTTAATGGCATTATCTAAAAATACACTTGAACACTTGTGTGATGCAGAATCTCACATGCGAGCAGCAATCAAATCTGCTGCAGTGAATGAAAAACCGTTGGTTGTAAAACAACTAGCTGAGATTCTCATGAGCATGGAGCAAACTAAAAAGTTTGACGAAATCATGGATATGTTAGATAATAGAGAACCTGGTAGCAGCGGCAACTTTGGTCCATTTTTTAATAATGAGGATGAATGAAGTTTTACACTAATGTTCAATTAATTGGAAATCAAGTTCTAGTTCGTGGCGTTGATAATGGACAGAGATACGAGCACCGTGATGAATTTCGCCCAACACTCTTTGTAAAATCAAAGAAAGATTCTAAGTACAGAACATTAAGTGGAGAAGCAGTAGAACCTATCAAACCTGGAAGCGTTCGCGATTGTCGTGAGTTCTATAAAAAGTATGATGAAGTAGATGGATTTGCTATTTACGGCAATGACCGATACATCTATCAATACATCTCAGAGAAGTATCCTGAGGATGAGATTAAATTTGATATCAGTCAGATCAAACTAGTCACACTTGATATTGAGACCACTGCTGAACATGGATTTCCTGATGTAGAGTCTGCTCAGGAAGAGATCCTTGCGATTACTATTCAGGATTATACGACAAAGGAGATTATTACTTGGGGTGTAAAACCTTTTGCCAATAAGCAAAAGAATGTTACCTACCATCATTGCCCCACTGAACAAGAACTTTTAAATCACTTCATCGGTTATTGGATGCAGGATGTTCCTGACGTAGTAACTGGTTGGAATATCCAAATGTTCGATATCCCATATATCTGCAAGCGTCTCAATAGGGTGCTTGGAGAAAAGTTAATGAAACGTTTCTCTAACTGGGGTCTTGTGACTGAGGGAGAGATCTATATTCAGGGTAGAAAGCAAATTGTCTTTGACGTTGGTGGATTGACCCAACTTGACTATCTTGATCTGTATAAAAAATTTACTTATAAAGCACAAGAGTCTTATCGTTTGGACTATATTGCTGAGGTAGAACTGGGTCAAAAGAAACTTGATCACTCTGAGTTTGACACCTTTAAAGATTTTTATACGAAGGGGTGGCAGAAGTTTATTGAATATAACATCGTTGACGTAGAACTTGTTGACCGTCTGGAAGACAAGATGAAGTTGATTGAACTTGCATTGACCATGGCATATGATGCTAAGGTCAATTATGCAGATGTATTCTATCAAGTTCGCATGTGGGATAACATCATTTATAACTATCTAAAGAAGAGGGATATTGTTATCCCTCCTAAGATTAGGTCTGATAAAAACGAAAAGTACGCAGGTGCTTATGTCAAGGAACCGATTCCGGGAAAGTATGATTGGGTGGTGTCTTTTGACCTTAATAGCCTATATCCTCATCTTATTATGCAGTACAATATCTCACCAGAGACATTACTCGACGAAAGACACCCAACGGCTACAGTTGATAGAATCCTTAATGAGGAGATAAACTTTGAGATGTTCAAAGATAATGCGGTATGTGCTAATGGTGCAATGTACCGCAAAGATGTCCGTGGGTTTCTGCCAGAACTCATGGAGAAGATGTATGGTGACCGTGTAATCTTCAAGAAGAAGATGCTTCAAGCAAAACAAGCATATGAAAAAACACCTACTAAGGCACTGGAGAAAGAGATTGCCCGTTGTAATAATATCCAGATGGCTAAGAAGATTTCACTCAACTCTGCTTATGGTGCTATCGGTAATCAGTATTTTAGGTACTACAAATTGGCCAATGCGGAAGCGATTACGCTTTCTGGTCAAGTCTCTATCCGTTGGATTGAGGGTAAGATGAATCATAAATTTTTTGCTAATAAGTCTAGCGATAAAGCAAAGGTTGTGGAGTTACTTGATAAGATCTGCAGCGACAAACTGGAACCGTACATCGACAAATGCTATACTGACCTCGCGTCGTATGTATCGGCGTATGATCAAAAGATGCAAATGAAGCGAGAGAATATTGCTGATCGTGGTATATGGACTGCGAAGAAGCGATACATTCTCAACGTATGGAACAGTGAGGGAGTTCAGTATTCTGAACCCAAACTTAAGATGATGGGTATTGAGGCAGTAAAATCATCCACCCCTGCTCCATGTAGAAAGATGATTAAGGATGCCTTGAAACTCATGATGAGCGGCACAGAGGAAGACGTAATTGACTTCATTGATAAATCTCGTACAGAGTTTAAAAGTTTACCCCCAGAACAAATTTCATTTCCAAGATCTGTCTCTGATGTGGTGAAGTATAAATCTTCCTCTAGCATATACATTAAAGGGACACCCATTCATTGTCGTGGAGCACTACTCTTTAATCATTATATTAAGAAGAACAAACTGGATAACAAATACTCACTCATCAAAAATGGTGAGAAGATTAAATTTTGTTATTTAAAAAAACCAAATCCAATGCATGAGAATGTCATCTCATTCATTCAGGACTTTCCTAAAGAATTGAACATTGACAAATACCTTGACTATGACCTACAATTTGAAAAGTCCTTTGTCGAACCACTGAAAGCCATCCTTGATGCTATCGGTTGGAATGTCGAAAAAACTGTAAACCTGGAACTATTTTTCTCCTAATGGAATTGCCTATTAACGATAAAGAACTCGCTACTATTGTAAGCGCATTGAGACTTGGTGGTGATGCTGCTCTCTATCAAAAATTGATTAGAATTAAAGAGATCCGTGATGCTAATCCAGGTGGACCTTATAAGAAAATTGCCCGTGAAGAATTTGGATTTGTACTATGATTAAAGTTAAGTATCAATTTAAAGGGAATTCAAATACGACACTCTTTAAGTTCTTTAAGACGGAAGAGCAGGTAGAGATATTTAAATCTCAAAACCCAGATTATATTTTTGACTAACTATGGATTTTTTAAAAGAGATTGTAAAAGAGATTGGAGATGACTACACCAAACTCGCAAGAGACATCGACGACACAGAAAAATTTGTTGATACAGGTTCGTACATTTTTAACGGACTTGTTTCAGGGTCTATATTTGGTGGTGTATCTGGGAATAAGATTACTGCCATTGCTGGCGAGTCTAGCACTGGAAAAACTTTCTTCTCGCTTGCGGTTGTCAAAAACTTCCTTGATGCTAATCCTGATGGGTATTGTTTATATTTTGACACTGAAGCCGCTGTTAACAAGGGTCTTATCGCAAGTCGTGGAATAGACATGGATCGCCTCGTGGTGGTCAATGTCGTAACAATTGAGGAGTTTAGAACAAAGGCACTGAAGGCAGTTGATATATACTTAAAAAAACCTGAAGAAGAACGCAAACCCTGTATGTTTGTGCTAGACTCTCTGGGTATGCTTTCTACAGAGAAAGAGATTACTGACGCACTGAACGACAAACAAGTTCGTGACATGACCAAATCTCAACTGGTCAAAGGTGCATTCAGG